CGCTGTTTGGGATAAATACAGTACCGGACTACCCGGACCGCCTTATAAGGGCGGCGACCGGTTTTGGTCCCACAAAGGTGGAACCTCGTTCAATCCTGTCAGCGGCAAGGCCTTGTTTCCTGCGAATGGTTACTACCAGGGTGATATCCTCATAACACCCGCGGTACCGTTGGTACCAGTAGAAGTGGTCACAGACGATAGTGGCGCCCAATCAGAAGGCGCCCATGCCTGGGACCGCGCGCGGCAAAATCTCACCGCGCCCGAATTTTCGTGGACTCAAGATCTGTTTGAAATCAAAGAAACCCTCAACCTTTTTCGTTCTGTCTTGAAGGACAGTGGAAGAGTGTGGAGGCAAAAGGACATTCCCGGCTTTCTGAGGAGAGAGCTAGGAGGAAAGACCTATTTGACCGACGTAGCCGATCATAATCTCGGTTTCCAGTTTGGTGTTCTGCCTTTGGTTTCTGATGTAATGAAATACATCCAGGCGATGCTCCACTCGCAAGAGAGAGCACAACAAATCATGGATAGTAATGGGAGAACACAAAAGGTGCAGGGAAGGCTACATAACATTGCCAACTCTGTTACCCAAGTCGTAGACCCCGGAACTGCCATGGGACTCATCTGGCCAGCCCTACATCCCTTCGCCATAAGCGGAGAGTTAAAGGCTCAGGTGACAGCGAGCGTGCTGAATGCATCTTGGTATTCTGGTAACTTCACGTATTTCCTTCCTGATAGTGATACTATCGCTAAAGGGTGGGGTCCTAAATATGCCGCGCGTAAGCGCGACTTACAGCGGTGGTTGTACAACGATGTACATCTGTCGCCAAAGGACATATACGACCTGATACCTTGGTCGTGGCTCTTGGACTACTTCTCGGAAGCGGGACATGTGTTCGGAGCCCTCTCGCACGGAGCGGAGGAGTCTATGTACGCGGATAACTTCTTTGTGATGAACCACACTGAGGTGACTTCAACTACTGAAGCTTCTTTTGCACTCGAACAAACGGA